GTTAACCACGGATTCTTGACCGAATTGCCCAGTGCTGCTAGGCGGAGGGCCAAGAGGAGACGGTGGAATCATACCCTGTTGCTGCGCGCCATCTACCATTGCGGTAGCAACGTCTACCTTCTTTGCCATTTCAGCCAAACTGCCTGGTGTATCCGGTCCCTGTTCCATGCTCTTCTTAACCTTACCCTCGTCAAGTTCGAGCAAGGTAGCTACACGGGACTGCAATTCGTCATAGAATTCAGGGTCAACGTTCGCACCGGTCGTTGATACCGCACGGAACATGTCCAGCACACTTTGCTCATTCTGTTCCGAAAGTGCACCAAACGCAAAACGAGGACACGGAACCTTAGTTCCAAAGTTGTAGCGAACGAGATCGGCCACGACGTTGTTCGTAAGCTGTCGTGCCATATCACGCGCGACCATTCTCCGTGTCCGCAAGAACAACTTGCTTTGCGATTCACTGAGCGCATAGCTACCCTTACCCTCTGCGGCATTAGAAGTGAGGTCGGTAAAGCCTGCGAGGATACTGTTAGACATCTCGCTATCCAGGAAGCGAATAGCGTCAATGTATCCAGTAGCGCCATGCCCACCACTTTCGTAGGCTTGCACCTCTGTATCCGACCTTAATCCGACAACACCCCGAGATCGTAGGGTGGCAACTTTCCGCGCATCAGAAACAGCTTGTCTATCATCTGGATTTCGAACAATTGTCTTGGGCAGGTAGGTCTGATCCAAGAACTGATACCATAGCCAACGAAGCTTTCGCTTAGTGATATAACACCAGTACGGAACCCGCATGGAAGACATACCAAAAAGTGGGTCGCGCCAAGTTCCATGAATGTAGATGAACGCTCTCTCCATTGGAACCCAGACGCGCTCACCGGTTGGATTCAGTGTTGGCTTTGGTTCCCAACGAACGGGGGTTTGGTAGAAGCCTCGCAAATCACTGTGCTTAGCATCGTATGCAATCTCGCACGTCTCAATTGGACGCCATGCGAGCTTGTCATACACAACCTTGTTCTTGTCATTGAGCTTAAAGACCTTCTCAAAAATAGCGTGCTTATGAGTGAAGGCCATAGTCATTTGACTAATAAGTTGCTCAATGGTAGTACGAGGCCCACCCTGGTGAGGCAAATCGGTAAGGGCATCAAGAACGAATTCCCGAATCTTGTCAGCCTTACCACCAGTTGCAACACTGCCATCAGGATTCTTTGCAGCTTCAATTTCCCAGGGTGCAGAGATAATCGGATAGGCAAGCATCTGCTCAATCATGGCAGCCTTGCCATCCGTCTCAATCATTTCCTGGTAGTCACGGAAAGCGGGATCGGGATAGGCAAATACCTTGCCATCCTCGTAACCCGAGAACGTGTCTTCCCAACGGAAACTAGAACCTAGTTCATTCCCCAATGGGGGTTCGTCATTAAGTTCCTTCTCTACGTAGCTACGCGGAGAGGTCATAGCTACTACCTACCCTCGACTGCAAAGTTGTATGGCAATGAATAATCAATAGAGCTATAAGCAGTATGCATAACCATATCTGGTTCGTCCGGAGCAGGCTGCCAGGCAATTGCCCCGTCTGTTCCGTCCTCATCATAATCTTCCCCGTCTGACGGCATTTCGTCAAGCCAAGAGAAAGAGGATGATTCAGCATCGAATTCTACGTCAGCATTAAGCCAGTTGACCAAAACGACCGCATCACCCTCGTCAGGTGAGCGGCCGATACGCTTCTTTACATCATCCTTACCTTCAATGAGAAGCTTGCCGCCTGCCATTACCTTCCACCTAGGAGTGGATAGGTCGGCTGCAACTCGTTCCCCAGGAGGGATACAAAGGGTCGGATTCTTAGTTGGGTCAAGAGCATCCCGAAGCTTCCAGAAAGCTGCTGCCCTTAGGTTGTAGAATTCGAGTTGTCCGGAGGAGTCTCGGGTAGACGTACGGTTAGCAAAGTTAAGTGGGGTAGCAGACATCCCTCTTGCTCGCACTTTATCAAAGACTCCAGCGCCAACTCCGTTTGTATCAATGATCGCAGTAGCGCTTCTGTACTCAAGGAGTTTGTCTGCGGTTCTCTCGGTGTCTCCACCAGGAAATACCTCTATTTCCGTGATGACATTCCCATAGCGATGAGCAAAGCAGTTCTTATCCCCACCATAACGGGCGACGTCAGTACCAATAAGATGACGACCGCTAACAAAGCCTCCACTTTCCGTCCATTCTCTCCATCGTTCCTGCGCACGATAAACCCAGCCGAGTGGAATGGTCGAAAGCTGGTCTATCTCTGGGAATTCACCTTCAACCTTGGAGATCCAAGTAGGGGTATCCCTACCGACCTCCTTTTCCATGAACTCAATCCAGTCATAGTTAGTCAGCTTGTTTCGTGCGTCTTCTGTGACCTCTTCATCCGTGAAGTTCGGAGAGTCAAGAACGGAAATTTGGATGACGTTCCAACCCGAATCCGGACGGCAGACTTTTGCGAAGTGAGATGTAGGGTCATCCGGGTTTCCGATCGCGACGATTCTATTTTCTCTACCTGTCGCCATAGATAGAGCCGCGATCCATAGCCATTCGTCAACGCCACATGCTTCGTCGATAATGACCAAAAGGTACTTACGGTGCAGCCCTTGGAAGGCATGCTTATCGTAATCCTGAGGCTTCCGCCCAAACCCGACTTCGATGTTGTCGATAAGCCATCGGTCACTTCTTTGTACCTCTCCTGCCAATCCAGCCTTACGATGAATCTTCCTGATTTCCTCCCACATAATCGCAGATACCTGGCGTGTTGATGGCGCAGTAGATATGACTATTGTGTCTTCCGGTGGGTGGGTATCGATCCACCAGGCAGCCAGATTCGATGTTGTGAATGACTTTCCAACACCGTGACCGCTTTTCACCGCCGTCAGTTTGTTGTTCTGAACTGATCGACAAATTTCACGCTGCTTTGACCATAGGGAAACACCAGTTTTCCTCTTGACCCATTCAACAGGGTCAAGAGGATTAATCTGGCTTTCAAGTTGTGCCCTTGCGTAATCAAGGGCGTTGAAGTTCTGTCTTTTAGGCATAATTCACGGCTTAATCAGCTAACTCTCTGTCCTCGGACGCTTACTCCGGTAACACCACCAGTAAGACTAGTATCAATGACATTCCCAGTGCCACCATTGATAGCAAGCTGATTGCGAGCATGATTTTCAACACGCGGAACCAAGTTTGCTTCATGCTCAAGCTTTTCAAGCAAAACAGACTTGGCTCGGTCCGTAAGTTCATTGCTCAGTCTCAGCTCTGCAATCACGGAAAGCATCATACGAATCATCATGTCCACCTGAGCCTTGCCCAGGGTCACGATCCTTTCCTGCAAAGCAATCTTGCTCATTGCAGAAAGGTGACGGCTAAGCCTGTCCAAAGCTCTTTCGTAGACACCCAATTCGGTACGCATTTGTTCTTGTCCAGCGCGGTCCTTATACCTACGGTTCTCTGGACCACCCAAAGAATCAAGATTGGCTCTGGCTTCCCTTTCCCATCCCTGAATCACATCCAAAGCTGAGGCCATCTTTTCCAAAGCGGAAGTCTGGTAATCCTCATCGGGAACTTCGGAAGCACGCTTAATAGCGTCTTCTACTTGGGATGGCAAAGTCAGAGTGCCACGGCTAATCACGTCCATGACATGCTGACGACCACGAGGAGTATTCAGGTGGTCGGTGCAGTAATCGTAGTCAAGTGTGCGCTCGTTGCGGCAACCGCTACCGATACGCACCTCGTAGAGGCAACCCAACATGCCACCAATCATATACCAGGGTGGTCCTAGTTAGCTAGGCGTCTTCGCCAATCTCCTCAGGACTGACACCTAATCTGCTCATCGTGTCGTTTTCGATCTGTTCCTGCTTTTCTCGTCTCCTTTGAGCTGAACGCTTATGCTTAACAGGTTCGTTCTCGGGTAGAGGATCGATTAAGCCAAACATATCCAAAAACAAAAGAGCTTCAGCAGTATCATTTGCTTTGAGACAAACCGCCTTGGCCGCTGCTACTGCAACAGGGAGGTCAACCTTCTCATAGAAACCAAAGTCACCCTTAACTTTCCGACGCTTTACCATAGTGTGTACTGGTCACCCTCTCGGTTATAGCCCCGTGTTTCAACTCGTCGCCTAGAGTAACCCATTCCCTTAGCACCTGGCTTAGTGGGTTTCCTTTGCCCCATTCCACGTGCGCAACGCGGACAGAACTTATGCCAGCAACCGTCAGCCATCTTCACATGCTTCTCAACTATACCACCTTTGAAAGGTGTTTTGCAATTCTCACACTTGCCAGCACCAAATAAACCGAAGAACAATGCTATCTCCTTTGCAAAAACAAAAGGCGCCCTTGCGAGGCGCCCTCTGAGTCGATCTAGGTACTAGTAGTTGATTGTATCACAGGCTTTCACCCAACTCAACGGCCGTATCCATGGGGTAGAGACTACCTCTGGGCCTCAGAGGGCCTGAGACAAGATCCTTTTCTTGCCCGGTGTCTCCTGTCAGGTCAAGATCAACAGGCGCCAGTGACCACGCTGGGCAGGTCTATGAGGATGCAACTCGCTCGGGCCGCTTAGCCACCCAGCCAAAGCGGTCGCCTAGCAGTCGCACAAACGTTCGATGCAGAGAGTATGAGTTGGGGTTTCATAGAGGAGAGGGCTTATGAGCTGGGAAAACGTAGTTTTATGTAACTATGTAAATTATGTAGGGGGTCGCGGATACTTAACAGATCGAAAATGTTTTGTCAAGAGGCTACCGGGGTGATTTCGGTGAGCGGTAGGAAATTTGCGACGAACGGTAGATGTGTGATGGACGCCACACAAGAGACTGCTACCAAGATCAACTATCTACCTCTTGACAACCCACGTGGATCTTGGTAAGTATCCGGGATCCCTTACATAGTTACATAATGCTCATAGTTCCGGTGTTTGCGCTGGTCAGAAGCCCTTTTTTCTATGTACCCGGGTTGCTTACGATCTACATATTCACTTACTAGCACCCTGTCTGACCTGCGAAAACGATTCTACCAGAGATCCATCCAACCATGTGCTAGCTAAGCGCTAACGACAGCAAGCAAGGGCCACCTAAGTTGATCACTCCACCCAAACTCGCAGGTCAGAGCTTGATCACCTCCGACGTCCACATGCGACGATCAACTCCAGAGACGGTACCCCGGTAGGGTATGCGAACCTGATCTTCAGTGATCAACAGCCATTTGATCTTCATAGCCATCCCCTGGAGATCAACTTCACGGCGTGTCGCAAAGGTGACGGACCGCACACAGGCTGCTAGTATCTGCATATGGAACGCATCTACATATGTAGCAATAAAGATTGTGATTCTTTTAACCAAGAACTGCATATTCAGGGGACGCTTGCCATTTCAGATGCACCGCAATCTACCGGCAGCTATTATCTTTTCCCTAACGTAATCTGTGCATGCGGTGCAGATGCTAGGGTTTTGAAATCTTTGCCTAGTTAGGTCTTTGCTCTAGGGTGACTCGTATGCCAATCCCAAGTTAACTGGTAGAATCAGTGGGTGCGGTATAGAATCCAGCCTGGCAACAAGAGAAGATTCAAGGCTGCCTTTCACACCGACGAATGTGTGGAATGCAATGAGGTCATAGAAGAGGGCACTCCTATTGGCTTCATCCAGGAACCCCATGCGAACGGCCGATACGGTCCTCTTTGCGAAGACTGCCTTAGCGAAGTTGCTAACCCTTCGCACATGGATATCGATTAACAAAGAGAGCCTTGACTGAACCGGTCAAGTAAGTAGACCCTAAGTGAGGGTGGGGCATACCCCCCGGCCTCCTGACCCAAGGCTACCATACGGTGTCAAGTTGATCAACAGCTGGTGATCAATCTGTGGATAACTCACAACTAAAGGAACCTTATGTCCAATCCTAGGCTGAGCGTGGTTGATGAACACGCCAGAGCAATTCAGGTAAGGGCCTATGGACTAGTTATCACGTGGTCAATTATGGATCGCGTTGATAAAGGGCCAGATATCTACGTTAAGACCGACCCGCCGATTAAGGTGACCCCTTTTGAAGAATTCGGAAGAAGCCGAGAAGAACTCTACAGATACTACAACTCCCTCGGATTCAACCCTTATGATTTGTAGTGATTGTTGGTATGGCGATTGCCAATTTTGCACTTATACTATTAGAACAAGGAATTCAACACCTATCGGTACCTGTGGTTGTCCGCACTTCTGGGGCAAAAACGGTGAATTGGGAGTTAAGTCCTACGTTGCCAGAGTCCAAAAAGAGAACCCGGCGGCATTCCCCTTTAGGCACAAGAGTTCTAGTGTGCGGAAAGACGGTAAGCGGTCGGCATAACCTAGTTTGTTTACTGCCACCCTCAATTGAACATACCCTACATACAGCACTAGCAGTAGATGAAGAGAATCACCTAGTAATCGGGATGCGAAGAGAAGGAGAGGAAACCGAATGGCTGAATTTGACAGATCCGACCCCCGATCCAGAGTAGGGGGTAAGATGCATGCAGTACATAACATGTATGACCAAATACGTCTCACTTCAAAAGCCCATCCTAACCCCAACTACCCAACTAAGTGGTCGGATGCACAGGGCGATAAGATGATGGTCTTTGTAGAGGCACCAGAAGACCCTTCTACCTTAATTGGCCCTGGAACCGTAGTGCGCCTAGATGGCACCATGTATACGGTTCTTGAGTCAAACCCGGTAGATAACGGTTTGGGGCTAGTAGTCCTTAGGATACCGTAATGGCTAAGCGAGTAAGACCTACAAGAATGACGGGTGTACCGGCAACCGCAATAGGAAGCGGTGCCAGGGTAGCGGATTTGTTCCCTCTACCAATCTGGCTCTTCATTCCTATGCGGATAGTACGGTCATGCATCCGTCACTGGTATGTGTTTATTGTCTTCATCTCGTTCATGTTCTTTGAGTATTGGCATTTCCTGCTAGCTCTAATTAGCTTGCCGCTTGGGGTCACGTCCTACGTCTGGTACCACAACCGTAGACACAGCCTAGATGCGGTCCTACGGGCCTCGTACCGACTCGTCTGGACCCGACTCAAGTGGAAGCGGGCGTGTGACGCAGCGGAGATTTCAGACGGTCCCAAGCGCCCGCGCCTACTGAGCCTCAGGAGGCACCCGAAGATTGCTAATTCAGCGGGGACTGCTATTGAGTTCACTATTAACCTTCAGCGAATCGGTCTGACGGTTAAGCACCTCGAAGACAACAAGGATTACTTTGCAGCAACACTCAATGCAAGACGGACTAGGGTTATCAGACTCACACCAGGGGTTGCCAGGTTCACAGTTGAATGGGAAAAGAACCACCGTAAGTCCGCAGTCATTGGAAGCTCTAAGAACAACGATACGCAGCTCCCAATGGTCGAACTTGACCAGGATGTCATGCTCGCCCTGGATACGAGTATCCTTGTTGTTGGGGAAAGCGGTGCGGGGAAGTCAAACCTCACGTGGGTAATTCTGAACGAGCTTAATAAGCTCACAGCTCAGGATCTACTTTCTTACCGTCTCTACGTAATTGACCCTAAGAAGGTAGAACTTGCAGAGCTAATTGACAGTCCGCATACCATCGTTTACTCGGATACCCCATCCTCAGCAGACGAGGTTATCGAGCGGTTCCACTCCGATATGATGGCCACCTTTGAGAGGATGAAGGCAGCAGGAATCCGTAAGGCTCCTCTTCTCTCTATGGGAGAGCACCAGATTACCTACCCGTTGAATATCCTCATCATTGATGAGCTGCTTCTTACGGAGCAGGCCCGAAAGGGAATCAATACCCACTTGGGCGAGATTCTTTCTGCGGGGCGGGCTGCCGGTTACATTGTGATTGGAGATTCCCAGCTCGGTCAGGTTGACGCACTCAGTCGGCTTAGGGACCTTTTCCCACAGCGGATTTGTATGGCGGTTAAGAGCGCTGAACTTACCGCAGCGGTATTGGGTCCGCGTGCAGAAGAGCGCGGAGCTAAGTGTACCGAAATCACGGAAGACGGTGTTGGGTATATCTACACCGACTTTACGGGTAGCTTCCAGCGATTCTTGCCACCCTACATTGACGATGTAGAAATTGTGGCAAGGGGGAGCATCTGGTACCCGAAGTGGAATCCCTTTAGCGGTAGACCTAAGCCGAAGGGGGAAAAGAAGCAGAGGGTAAACCCGTGGGGCAAGCCACCCGACACCCACAACAGCAATGAAAGCAAGGGAAACCAAAAGGAAAAGGACCCGGCAGGGTGGAGGCGGTAATGGAGGGTGAAGGAATCGGAGCGTTTATCATCCTCCTCGGCGCCTGGTACCTCATGTGGAAATATGGGGTAGTGTAGCTAGGAAATAGAAAAAGCCCCCGACCCAATCCCGTTAGGGAGAGGGAAGGGGGCCTTTTCTTTATTCTTACCCTTTACCATGACAGTCGTTACACACAAACTCTACAACGACCTCTTGCTCCATCTCTTGGACTACCCAACCACCCACTACCGAATCATCCCGATAGTAATAGTTCCAAGTGACAGTCTCACCATTACTTCTAACAATGGAGCCAGTTCCTGCGCATACTTCACAGGGCAATTTGCGAGGATATCCCCTGTGGCCCATAGCTGAATCCTACCAGCGTTCCTGACGGCCAAGGTCTGATATCTCTAGGCTTTCTTGTCGAATTAGACTAGCTATAACTAGACTCTCTGCACAATTGACTGAAAGCCATAGATGAACGTGTCCGTCGAGGGTTGATGGATGACTAGTTACGGCAAACCCGTCAGATCCAGATTCGATTAGCCAATTTACACACCTCCCGGCATCCTCTAGGGTACCCCGCCAAACCATAGGGAAAACACGCGGTAAGACGGAGTGATAACCTGGAACCTTGGTTAGCCTACGTCTACCCATTTGGTAAGCTGCTGAGGTCCTACCCTGCTTCCCTGGATTCCCCGGCATCCCTTCCTCTTCCCCTATGACACTGACAATCGCATGCTATCTCACCATTGAGACGGGCTACCATTCGAGCGGCTGACGATTCGTCATTCATAATTCCAATAAAGACATCTTCGTCAGATACCCCACCATTGGCATTAGCGCAACGGTAAACGGCTACCAAATGTCCTAACTCATAATGTCGAGCGTTAAGCTCTCGTGGGATCCTGCCCACTCTC